CTCTTACGAATAAGATAGCGCCAGGAACGAATTCACCTTCAGAATAAACTTGTGTACCATCTACTAATGTAGCTTCCGCGAAATTGAACTGAGCACCAAGCATAACTTTCAACTTTCTAATTACGTTTGTTACGTTCATATTTTTAAAATTTATTTTGTTTGTACAATCAATTGACTGTATGCTATTAAATATAGAATAGTTCAAAACTGACAAAAGTTAAACTTTATGTCTAACCTTTATATAATATTAAAGAAAATTAATATGGAGCCAAGAAAACTAAGCTTATTTCAAGCCGCAAAGATCAGAGAGTACTACGAAGCTGGCGCAACGCAGAATAGATTAGCCACAATGTATGGCGTTAGTAAACAAACTATCAAATCAATAGTACAAAGAAAAACGTATCAGCAAGGCGTTTAGTCTTGCTGATCTTTATTCTTATTAGCAGATCTAATCCTAATCACATTAAGTATAATACCTGACACAAGAAGTGCCACTGTTAATATTGCTTGTGCGTTAACTAAATACGCACCAATGCCTACGTAACCTACTAGGTTTGCTGCACTATCTTTCATTTGATCACCCATTTTTTGTTGTTGTTCGTTCTATAAACTGACCTGCAATTGAAAATCCATTCAGTTTACCTTCTTTGATTTGATTCCAAGTCTCTTCGTTATTTATTTTATATGACACATACCAATCACCTTTTGCTGGTTCAAATCCTAAAGCTACTGCTTTATCCATTTCAGGATCTTCTACGATCCATGATTCGATTAAAGTATTCTCTTCATTTGGATTCATACTGTGGTTTATATCTGTCATATGTTGTTTGTGTTCTTTTAAGAATTTCTCTGAAAGTTTTTTAACTGTTTCTGCTGTAAAGTATACGTGAAATATCTCTTTAGTTACCTCATCTTTACGAGGTATCATTTGCCATGGTCTCATTGCTGGACCAGTAATAACTCTTTGTTCTTCATCTGCTGCAAATGACCATTGTTTAGATAATCTTGCATTATTTCTTACATATCCAGTAGGACTAGGTTCTGAGCTGTTGTTAGACTCACCAGCCAATCCAGCTGCAGGTCCTTCAGATATTACTATGTTTCTACCACTATTAGATCTGAATACTCTAAGTTGCTCCCAATAATGAGTACAATTTACAGATCCTTTATAATCAAAAATACTATAGAAGTTAGTTCCACCAGGACCGAAGCCAAAGTTAACTCCGTCCATCATGTTAATTTCTGCTCTAGTGTAGATTTTACCTAATGCAAGTAATGCTTTACAAAAGTTTCTTTGTGCGCTAGGTCCAGTATATCTGTAACTAGGTTCTGGTACTTGTTGTGCACCACTATTAGATATTTGTGCGAGTACATCTAATGCATCGATACCTCTTAAGAATTCACCAACAGTTTCAAACTCTTCTTTAGCAAGACTTACAAATGTAGTATTAGCCATATCTAAAACTTCACCAACTTCTGGTCTTGAAGCCATTTCTAATACAGCATCTTGATATGCATCAAAGTCAGCTTTTTTTGGTTTTAGTCCATCTACTTCATCTACGTATTTTGGAAGTGCATCTGTGTTTGCTTCAAAACTACCATAACAAATAGCAGCAGCTTCATCTTGATCATAACCTTCTTTAATAAGTTGAGGTATGCAACGACCAATATAATCTTCTTCAGATTCACCGATGATTTTATCTACAAATTGATGTGCAGCGAATGCAGCCCAATTAACACCAATTGCTGGCGTCTCAACTAGTGACATAATTTCGATAGCAACATCGTCAAATTCCATGCCATCTACTTCTACTTGAAGTTCTACTATTTTATTGATTCTACTCATTTTATATTTATCTTATTATAATCTTGCCAGATCGGTTATCTTACGGTCAGCTTCTTGTTGATTGGTCATCTGACTAGAAACTACATATGCTTGTACCACAGTACCACCAGTGCTTCCTTGTTGGTTACCTAATGTTATTTGATTTTGTACTTGTTGTCCTTCTTGTGCAGCTCCTAAAGCAGCCGTAGGATTATAAGCAGGAATAGCGGGAACAGAAGGTACTGAACCAGCAGATCCACCACCACCTCCACCAGGTGTTTTAGTACTTAAGATCTTCTTAACATTCATAATACCTGCAGCCACAGCAACACCCGCAGCAATTGGAGCTAAAACAGGTCCAACGAATGGTACACCAACTACAGAAGCATAAGCTGCAGTAGCAGATGTATATGTTGAAATTGTGGCAGAAGCTACAGCAGCAGCTTTTCCAACAGCAGAACCTTCTCCAACTAAATCAACTACACTATTAAGTACATCAGCACTAGCATTTAATGCATCGCCAACCTCTTGTTTTTTAAGTGCTTTCTTAAATTTAAGTTCTTCTGTTGCTAATTTTTTAGATTTATCAGTATAACCTGCATTGATAGCATTTAATTGTGTAGCAGTTGCACCAGCTAATGTGGCTTTTTCTACATCGGTAGTTCTCTGAATCTCTAATTCCATTCGAGCTTTCTCAAATGTATCTTCAATAGAATCTAACTTTTGTTGTTGTAAGATACCATCTACAATTTCTTTATTAGCTTTAGCTTTTTCTTCTTCAGCTTTTTTCTTTTCATCAGCAACTTTCTGTTTCTCTTCAGCAGCTGCTGCAAACTCATCCTTGATAGCTTGAGCTTTTTGTAAGTAGTTCTTATCTAATTCCAATAACAGTTCATTAGAAGCTTTCTTTTCTTCTAGCTCAGCACGTTTTTGTTGTCTCTCTAATTCTAAAAGAGCCAATGCTTTAGCTTGTTTATCTGTGATATTCTCAGCTTGTAATCTAGACAGTTCAGCAAGTAATTCTTTCTCAGTCTGTATTCTTTCATCAGCAGCCTCTTTATTCTTTGCTGCAGCATCATCACTAGCTTTTTTAGCTTGATCTTTACCTTGAAGGATATAACCATCACGAGTATTTTTTAATTTACGTAAACCACCTTCAACTTCTTTTGCAGATTTGTCTGCTTCTTCTTTAGCACCCGCCGGGTCAAAGATTAAACCAGCTAAACCACCACTAAACTTCTCTTCTAAATTGGTACCTTTTTCCATTACACCAATCTTAGCAAGTCCCATAGTCAGAGTATCAACTGCTTTTAATAAGATAGTAACTGGCGCTGCTATGAATCTAATAACATTCTGTGCAATTGTAGCATTTCGTTCTAAAGCTTCTTGTTGTGCTTTAGCTTGTTGCTTTTGCATAGTCAATTGAGTTTCCATTGAAGCAATGGTCTCATTAGTTTGTTGTATCTTTAGATCTCTAATCTCTTTTTCAGTCTTACCACTAAGCTTTAATGAGTTCTCAGATTCTAATGTTGAGTCTAAATTGGCTTGATTTGCAGCAGCAGTAGCTTTAGTGTCTTCTAATAACTTAGCTTGTTCACTACTTACACCACTAATTGCACCTACAATGTCATCCCAATAAGCTGCAATTAAACCGAGCGCTACAACAATAGCACCAATACCAGTTGCAATAAGTGCTTTACCCATTGCATTAGCTCCCATTACTGCAGATTTAAATGAAGTAATAGCAGATGTACCTAATTGTTTAATACCTCCACCTACTTCTTTAATCTGTGTACCTAAACCTCCAAATGCTTCATCGATAATCTTTGTAGCACCTTCGGCATTCTTAGCAGCTTCTTCACTGGATTTACCAACGGTCTTTGCTGCATCACTTACATCGTTAACAGTTTTCTCTGTCTTTTTAGACTGAGTCTCAACTCCTTTAAGTGCGTTCTGTAATTCTTCAACCGAAGACACACTCTGTTGTATGCCTTCGATTTCGAATATTATTTTAACTTCTTCTGCCATGATTATAAATATAAATTATTAATGAGTTGAATTAACAACTATTACCATTAGGATATGGTTCAGCACCGTAATATATTATAATTGCAGTAGCACAAAAACTAGTTGCATCATATCCACTAGCAGATGGACCATTGTAATATGCAGTTTGTTCAAAACCATCACAATCTAAATAAGTAGTTTCACCAATATCATAACCACCAATTGTATAATTAATACACTCTGCTAAAGTAGGCATTGGTGTTGGTGTTGGAGGTACTGGAGTTGGTGTTGGAGTAACAGGACCACCACATGGATCTTCACCTATTATGAAAATATTAGGACCATGTACTAATGAATCTGTTTCTGCACATATTGGTCCGAAAGATTCAAATCCACCAATATATGTTTGAATCTGAGCACCATCACATAGTGTATAACCAAGTATTTCATCAGACTGTTGACCATTATAAAGAGTGTATTCTGTACATGCAGTTGGTCCACATGCAATACCTTGTATAGCTCCAGGTGCAATGTATGGTAATTTTATACATTCACCTAATGAATCTCCTTGAGGTACAGTTAATGTGGTTTTAAATGTATCACCACATCTAGTAAATGTGAAACTTCTTCCAGTGATTCCACCATATAATTCAAATTCAGCACATTCAAGAGTACTTGGTGTAGGTGTTGGTGGTATAAATGTTGGTGTTGGAGTAGGTGTTACAGGCGTGTCACATTCTATACAAGTATCATATGCAATGGCTACTTCTGCTTGAACATAAGGACTAGATTCAGATCTAATCCAATAACATGTCGATTCATTAAGTATATCTGCAACGCTTGGATCAATATTTTTTAATTTAATAGTAGTTCCAATAGCAAGTGGAACTAATGAACTAACATTTTGATTAAATCCACCACCTTGTGTACAACCAAGAAAATCTGGATATTCACCATGATATCCAATATTATAGAAATAACCTTGATAATATTGGCATTGTTCACAATCAGTATATGTTTCAATTATATTAGCAATTGGTTGTAATGTACTTTCTGCAATTACAGTAAAACAACCAGGAATTGAATCTAACTCATAAGCATTTGTATTACCAATTGTTATAGGTGTTGCAGACTGTGCAATAATACTAGTGCTACCAACTGTACTACATGTTTCATTATATTCACGTACTTCATAAGTATATGTTGGACCTGTACATTCTATGTTTACTATAGTTTGATTAGTCACACAGTTATTAAAATCTCTAACAAAATATGAGTATACACCACAACATAGACCAGTACGAGTAAAAGTACCAGCAAATGTTTGATCTGACCAAAAGATATAGAATGGTGCAGTTCCAACTGGTGTTACAACTATTTGACCATCACATTCTCCTGGTAAAGTATTAGTAGCTACATATGATGATGTTACAGGTGTACCTTCAGGAATTGTTACTGATTGAGAGAATGTTCTACCAATAGCATCTGTTAAATCAATGGTAAACGTTCCAACTGGTACATCATCTATAGTGAATGTATATGGTGGTGGTGCGCCATTATCAAATTGACCACTCAAACCATTAGATATTGTCCAATTGATAGGACCAGCACCTCCTGTTTCAACTAAGATACTTCCTGGTTGACCGTAACAATCAAGGTTTTGACCTGTTGCAGTAGCAAATAAGGTTTCATTATTCCAAACAGGAACATAATCATTCGCAGTTAATAACTGTACTTGTACTTCTGTATATGCACCGATTTGTACATCGATAATCTTTTCAGGTATGTAGTAAACACCATTAACAAAGATGGTATCATCAAATGAGAATGTGTTAAGATCTATATTGTTTAAGACAAAGTAAGCAGTCACACGTCTTGAGTACTTATTGTAAAGACTAGAAATATATCTAGACCAATAACTATCGTAAAGTGTAGCACCATTTAAATTATAACCACCAGGAACCGACGTACCCCAATATTGTATATCATTAGAGAATGCCAAGTTAAGACTGCCTTGTGTAATTGGCCATGCTTCATACTGAGACATTAATGGATAACTATTAATAGCTGCGTTGTTTACCATATACCATGGTATAGGTGTAGCTTTTAGACCATTATAGAATAATAGTCTAGTTTTAGTTTTAATAGGTAAATGACGTACTTTATTTTCATCAGTCTCATGTACATGTATTTGTGGTAAGATCCAAGTACTAGTATCAGCTTCACCTTCTATTTGTGACATTGGTGTATTAGCGATACCTGTTATTTTAATCTCACGATTCCCTTTAAGTAACTCATTACCACTATCAAACTGTAACCAACCCCAATTATGTTTGTAACTTAGTTGATGATAAATGTTAATATAATCACCATCAGTTGGTTGTGCGAAAGTAATATTATCACTTTGACTAAAGAATACTGGTTCAATTACAACATCTTTATCTTCTACAAGTTTCTTAGACCAATCATATAATTGACCACTATTGATATAAGTTTGCCATGGCTCTACAATAAAGTTACGAGGATTATTAGGATCTGGACTTAAAACTAATCTAAACATCAATAAGATGTCTTTGATAAAATCAATTTGTTTATATGTACACTCTAATAAAGATGCAGGATTGATATTACCAGGAGATGCTATACATGCAAATGATTGTAAAGTAGATGAAAGAAAATCAGCACTCTCATTACATGACATAAAGAAATATACTTCATCTCCAGCATTTAAATTTAGAGTATGTGTAAGTATACTTGTACTATAACCAGCCCAAGATCCACATGCTACTGATACACCATTAACATAAAGACATATATTACCATATTCAGTTTGTTGTTCTGGTGGCCACGAAGATCTAATTTCAGTATAACCATAGAAATATGCACTAGCAGTAAATGTGTGTTCACCTGTTGCTTGTACTATATAAGTTTGACCATCCCAAGAACCTGATGGATCTACTACTATTTCATCAGCTGATTGTATACCAAATCCTTGATAACCACCACCTAGAAATCCACCACCTGATGAAGTATTCTGTGCACTAAAATTATATTCACTACTACTAGCAGCATCATAAGAAGGTCTTGCAACATTATCAAAAGCACTCAAATACATCTGATGAAATCTATTACTATCAATAAAACTAGAAGAGTAAGTATAACCAGCATCACTAAAGATCTGATCCCATATTCTCTTAGCTCTGATCATTGGATACATCTGATCAATATCAAGTGGAAAACTTGTACTTGTAAATGGTTTACCACCAGCTAAAGTACCAGTTCTTACTTCTGGTTGTTCAGGTACACCAAGATCATCATACGTATTACCATGATCTATAAGTGGATAAATGATATTACCATCATGTAAACCTGCAGTTAGTGGTGCAGTCTCAGGAAATGCTTGCCAACTTTGAATAATATCTGCTCTAGTTAATGGTGCACCGCTATCACCACCAGTAAGGTCAGTTAGATTAAGTGCACACATTTGTCTGTCACCAATAATAGATGAGAAATCTCTTGTTTCACCTAAGAACACCAACTCATAATCATAGCGATCTAGTTCTGTGTTCTTAATCATCTTATTAAGTCTGATGTGACCATGTCTAAACTCTGCGCCATCGACAAGTATCTCTGCGGGTTTTTTTACAGTTACATCAAATAAGACGCCATTGATTTCAAATGCTTGTTTAAAGAACTCATTGTTCTTTCTAGTACCAGGAACTTTAAAAGCTTTACTGTAAGTTGAAGTAGCATCAGCACTTGTGATGTCTTCAATACTTAGAGTTAACTTGATTGGTTCCGAATCATAGAGATCTAACCAATACTGTTGTACTTTGGTTCTGTCTTCATATACTCGTAATTGTATCATATTTGTTTGTTTATTTTAACCTCTTTGACTCTTGATATTATGCGCCATTCTAAATGTAATATCGTATTGGAATAATTGATTCTTACGTACTGTTTTCTCTGTGTATGTTTTATTCATTAGAGTAACTGGTTGCCATTGAAATTGTTGTCCTACTTGTGAACCATTAAATCTAACTTTAACATCTGCACTAATAAAGAGCTTCTCTAAGAAGAGTGCTTCAGCATCTGTTAAGAAATCAGTGAATGCTACAAACTCTTGTCCTAAGTCTTCTGAGTATGTTGTAGTTCCTCTATCGTATATATTAACATTATATGAAGCTGAATTATAGTTAGCAGCTTCTTTAAGGTATGTGTTTCTATTGATACTTACATTACGATCATGTCTCTTTCTAAAAGAATAGTAGTCTCTAAATCCATATGAGTTTAACCAACTTACTTGTATTTCAGGAAAGTCATTACAACCTTCTTCGATAATATTGAAGCGGTGCACGTAATGCATAGGTGCATCACCTAAACCTTGAATAATACTCACACAACCATTAGGATATGTGTATGCATTAGTAACTACATAATAATGAGTAGTTGATGGTAATAGAGATGCAGCTATATTCTTAGGACCTACACCTGCTGTAATAGCAAAATATGGGTATACCATTGCCGAACCTGCACTTGGTAATGCATTAGGTCCACCACCATTTGGTATAGTATTATAGATTGTCACAGGAGTTGCTGGTACGCCTACTGCATTGTACTGCCATATGGTAAATGCTTCAATTGATTTCGTGTTGTTAGGGACAGAACCAGTAACTGTGGGTTCATTCCAATAACTAATAGTTTCCATGTCATCTCTTGTTACGTAGTGATCATAGACTCTCATCTCTCCTCTTAAGAATGTAGGTCGACCATCTGTAATCTGTTCTGCAGTTCTATATGATACCATATCAGAGAATGGTTTACCTTGCATAGTCACAGAACTACAAGGTCCTGCATTGTTAACAATTGGAATAAATTCTGAATTAGGATAAGGCACTTGATAGTAAGCTTTAGTACCTCCGATTGATAAGTACTTTACAGCAGTAGTTGTTAAGCCAGCTACTACACCGCTAGTTTCATAACCATATCTAATTTGATATTGTACTGATTCATTACCACCATTCATTAGTTTTTTACCTACGGTACCTAATAATTCTATATTGTTTGGTGATGAAGATACAAAGTTCTGTAAGATATTCTGAATATCAAAGATAGCACTACCTATTGAGTTAGGTGCTTGACGTATATCACCGATGACTTGACCACCTCTGACGATTTGTAGTACATACTTATTAGGTAATGGACTGATTGTACTCAATCCACTTAGAGTAATAGGATTAGCTCCATATACTTGGTCGAATGGTATACTAGGTGCTTGTGTTAATGTAATTGCCATATTAGTTAAATTGTCTTGTTAGTTCTTGTTCTATTCTAGATGTAACCTCTTCTCTTAATTGAGAGATGTCAAAGAATTGTTGTGGTTTAAGTCCGCGCTCAGCTATTGACTTTCTGACTGGAAATGGTAAGCTACCTCCAATGGTCATAGACTTAAATTTAAATTTATACCCGGCGGGGATACCGAAGATTCCAGCTTCTACTGGTCTTGCACTACCACTTTTAGTACCATCTACACCATAGTTCTGAAACACACCATAGTTTAACATCTCTAAGGTCATCGTGTTCTCATCTACTGTAAATGAGATGCTTGATCTTAGAGCTCCTGTGTCAACTGGTGCACGTTGTTTAAGACCTGTAGTAATCTCATTACCTATGCCCGTTAAGATGTCACTTAAGTTTGTAGCCTCTTGTCCGAGATTACCGAGTCTTGCTATAAAGTCATCTACTGTCATCTTATAGGATTATTGTTACACCGCTACATTGAGGTATGATGCTCTCTACTGTAAAGTTAGCAACACATTCATTTTTCTGTAAGACTGGATTTAGGTTAAAGGTTTTTGTATGTTGATCTACTAAGATGGTCTCAGTACCTACGAATACAGTACCAAGAGTTCCATATGCTGTACCTGATACAATATAATTACATATAGCTGTTGCTGGTATTGTAAACTCTGGATCTTGCCATAGTTGCATATCAAAGTTAGTACAACCTAATAAACGTACCTCTAAGTATTGTGTAACATCTGGAACTGGTGTTGCAGTTGGTGGAACACTAGTAGGTGTAGGTTCTATAGGTGTTGCAGTTGGTGGAATTGCTGTTGCAGTTGGTGTTGGTTGTAATGCTGCTTTATCGATTGGTGCTATACATGCATCTAATCTTGTTGGTACTTCTATACTCAAACTACATGTCATACCTGCGACAGCATCTTGGAATCTCTCTTTGAATGGTGAGTAACTGATATTAGTTCTTAACACTTCTGGTTGATCTGTGAAATCATAGTACAATGCAGCCAATACATCGTCAATATACTGCTGACACTGTGACTGTATAGCTAAGAAGTTATTGTACTGTAAGTCATCTACTTCTCCACGTGCCATGTCCATAACTAACATGTTAAAGTTATAAGTCATTGTAGTCATGTTACGTACATGATTAGCTGGATTCAAGAACAAGTATGGATAATCTGCTTGTACTGCTGAGTCACCACTAGTGTTCTCAAACCTAGTCTTAAGATCTGATAGATCTCCGTAGCCAAAGTCTGCTATCATGTAGTGTGCATTGGCGATGGTCTGTATTCTGTTTACTATTTCTTGGTATGTCATTGTGTCATATGTTTTATTTGCGTGCTAAATCTAATTGTCTCTTATGTTGCATTAGTCTAAAGTTATCTTCTAATTGTTTCTCTTTCTTATAAGACATAAAGTTCAAAGCTTTCTTTAGTGGTTGATCTGTGACTTCATCTAACTCTAAGATGTTGTCATGTGCTAAGTCAGCGATGATTCTATACCAACCTTTGGCAATCTTATTAGGATCCCATTTCTCTAAATCTTCATCATCTTCATCATCATGTCTCTCATTAATACCAAAGAGTCCAGCGTATTGTCTGTATGTGTGTACTCTAAATAAACTATACTGATCTACTAACCACATGGCTTCGTCTGAGTACTCTGTGCCTTCGCTGAGGATAGCAACAATGTTATCTAAGTTCTTCTCTACACCCATTACCATATATATGTCTAAGTCTATGAACTCACCAAATAACAGATCATTGAAGTCTCTGATTACATATTCCTTTCTTCTGTTCATAGTCTCTATTGTAAAAGCTATAGCTAACGTTAAGCTGTCTAATGTACATGGTCTTAAGACCTCGACATCTTCATCGAGTAATGTGGCTATTATACGCGGCCATTGTTCAGTGTCTGTGTAGTCAAAGGCTACTAACTGTTTCCACTGTTGAATTGTTAACCTCTCTGGTAACTGATACTTTGTTTTGCCTATAGTTATTTTAACCATACTAATAAATATAATTTAGATGTGTATTGAATTACCACTGAGTCTGTGATTTGTTCTTAGTTCCTTGCGTAACGTATTGACCATATGTTTTATTTTGTATGCGATTGTAGTTTGCTAGACATAGACTAATTACCATATCATCATGGAAAGAGTTACGCGCAGCATATTTAACTGATCTTGTTTGTGGATTGTATGTCATCTCAAATACTTCGAGTTCTCTATGTAACTCTGGATATAGAGTAGCTGATGGTATTTTAACAGCACCTTCATTGAAACCCATTATAAGTGTCTCTACGATATCTCTCTTACTTTGATTTGATGTGTTGAATCCATGTGTGTCATGATACTTTTTCTTAATGCCTTCTAAGACTACTGATCCCATTGAGTTAGTCTCTATCATTACTGTTGCTTTATACTTCTGAGCTAATTGGATAATGTTGTTCTGCATTGTTTCCCATTCCTTATGGTTATCTCGGTAAATCTCAACTACTGCACCAGTAGAGTCTATTACTGTGGCTACTGTGTAATCGCCAGTTTGTGCAAGATCGACACCTATGTAGCATTTACCTTGAGGTTTAGGCCATGATTCATATGTGTTAGCATTAAAGTTTTGAAAGACTTGTGATTCTCCTTCTAAGAATTCTCCTAAGTACTCTGCTCTAAAGATGGCATCTGGTAGTGTACGTTTAGCTGCTGCTATTTCTTCTTTGTCTATATAAGGATTGTCACCTTGTTCCATGCGGACTGATGCATGATTACTGTATGAAGCATCTTGACCTAATTGAAAGAACTCGTAAAACCAATCACGACCTCGAGGTGTAGAGAATAAGACTACCTTTTTACCATGTACTAAGGCTGTAGGTTGGATAGCTCTCTTCCATGCTGCTTCTGATTGATATGCTGCTTCATCTAAGAATAAGTAATCAAATGTATAACCTCTTAATCCATCTTCTCTTTCTGATGATCTGAAATAGATTTTACTACCTGTCTTTAATTTAATTTCAAAGTTAGAGAAGTTGGTTGCTTCTACTATTCCACTATCTTTAATAGCTTCATATAGATCTTCCATTAGTTTTCTAGCTTGTTGATATATTGGTGTGATGATGCCGATTTTTGAACCTTTGTCATTTATACCATAGAACAAGATTAAGTTAACTAATAGTAATGACTTACCAACCTGACGTGGCGAGACTACAGTAATATACTTCTCAGTACCATTTACTATAGTCTCGATAACTCTTTGTTGTCCTCTATGTGGTTGGAATCCTCTTACTTCCATTATTGTAAGTCTTCTAAGTCAGTGAATTCAGTACCATCTTCTATCTGTATTCTTTCTGCTGAGTTTAATGCTGGTCCAAAATTAAATGTTATCTGTTTGAATAGATCATCACCATCTTTGGCTGTAATTTCAGTTCTTGCTAATGAAGGTACAAATCTTTCTGATAACTTAATGATTATATCTACAGCTTTTGCTGGATCGTCTGCTGCTATTTGATTTAACCATCTACCCATATTAGGTAAGTTGTTTTCTACTAACATAGCAAATGCTTCTTTAATCATCTTAGTAGAATTGTTTGGTCCTATTCTACCTTCTCTATTAATTCTAGGATCTCCTTTTACAAATGCCATATTATGTTATTGTTTTTTTGTATTTAGTTAGCGCGGCTTTTGCGGCACTTAAAGTTTTTGCATGTATCTTTAAGATATGCGGGCAATATTCATCACTCATTTTAAGTGCTCCTGTTGCTGTCTTATAAACATAGTAGGTTTTCATAGTGTTTGTTTGTATTTTTCGTAAGCTTGTTTGACTACGTTTAGGGTTGATCTTAAACAAGATCCACAACCATTAGGTCTTTTGTTTTCTGATGTTATATGGTTATAGATGCCATAGATCATTATCTGATCTCCTGGTTCTAGACGTGTACTAACATAAAACATGTTCTTCTTGTTATCTAACCAATTGTATTGTACTTCTGTTAATGGATTATTCTGTTTCATAGTTAGTGTATATTAATATCGATTATTTCTGCTAGGATAGCGGCGATTGCACTTATAAATATAGCTTCGAAGCCATGTGAAATAACTGTAAAACCAAACGTATACCAAAAGGTACTACACATTACACAGATAAATGGTTTTATATCTAAACTAAAGTATTTGAGTATCTTATGATACAGTGGAGCAGAGTGTGCTAGATTAACTAAGCTTGCCATTCCTAGTATTATAAATAGGTAATTAAAATTCATAAGTGATTCCTTGTATTTTTAGTTGTTGTTTAATATATTGTTTAGCTTCTTCTACTGCATGTGATATACTATTACGCGGAATTCCAGTTTTCTTAGCTAATTGACTATAATTAGGTGTGACTAACCACATATTAAATAAGGTTACTCTATACCAAAGTTCTGTCTTATCTGCTGCCATATCTTCAATGATTCCTTGAATAGCACCAATAACAAAATCCTTCTCAATATCATATGGAATATCTATAGCTTCTATTTGATGTTCAGGCTTCATCTGGTGCATTCTATTCTTCTGACGATAGATTCTATGGTATTCTGACGTTGAACTGTTGAATGATCTCCAAATGATTCCTGATAAGAAATTCATAGCTCTGTTAGTATCTACAAGTTCTTGGCCTCTTTCATGCTCCATAAAACACTGAATAGCAAAGTGTGCTACATCTTCTGACTCATGACTACCTTTACATATCTTCTTAGTCATTAAAATGATTTTGTCGTAATTATTAGTTATAAAGTTATTCAAGTCTATCTATTATATCTTTTAGCATTTGACAGCGTTCGTACTGTTCATGCTCTTCAAATCGAATTAAATCAATTCTAATCTCTTCTAACGTTAACTCAATTTCAAAATCATTACGTTCATAATAATATTCAAATACCATGTCTTGACATGTTTCTTTATTATCTTCTGTCTCTTTAGGATAATTATCAAATAAGGCTTGAGTTAACTTCTTCTTTCTACTCATCTTCTTTAAGCTCTTCATATTTGTCACGCATAGCTTTGCGTTCGCCTACTTTAATATAAGATGATGCTTCTCTACTAATCTGAAATGTTTTCATACCAAATGTGTTTTTAGATAGCTTCTGCTTAGACATATTCTCTGAGATGATATCATTATTAAGACAACCTAATAAGTAGATCCAGGCTAATCTATTACGTTCCTCTTTAAGTTCTACTTCTAAAGGATCTACACGTTGAAACTTAACTCGCTTTCCATATCCTTTATTAGTAGATATTTGGAATATCATGGTTGTTTCAAGCAAATCACCTACAATCATGTTATCTTCAATTTGTGGGAAACTACGTAACCAATCTACAATACCAGTAGATATCTTGTTGGTCATTCTAGATACATCATCTATAGAAATATAGTATTCAGTATCGTATCCATAGATATCACAAATCCTAGATGCGAAAGCTAAAAATACATTAACTCCTTCATCTTCTACACCTATTGCCCATTTTGGTACTATTATTTTCATATCTTTATTGTTTAAGTATGTATTCATGTTTTTAAAAGTCTTTATCAAAATCCATAGCTAGACTTAATAGTCTTGTATCAATATCATTAACGTTAATTTCTTCTTTAAAAATATCAAAAGAAAAAGATTCAGGCTTAGTACTTATTTTAGTATCTTCTATAGTAACCTTATCTAGTACCTTATCTAGTATATGGGTTGTGCCAAGTTGGCAATCCAGCTGTGCCATAATGGCAGTATCACTATGCCCCGTTGGCAAGGTAGTACTGCCATATTGGCAAGGTGACTGTGCCCCAATGGCATAGTACCCTTTCTCTAAAGTGTACTCTAATTCTGTTTGATTTATTGCAAGGACTTGTCTATTATTAGGAAGTCTTTTAACTACTTCGATAATACCATACTCTTTTAGTTTCTTAAGAGTTCTGCAATACGTTCTTGCTGATGTATAATACATGTCACAATATTCTTCTTGAGACATAAAGTGTTCCTTTTTGTTTTTAGACCAAGATTGAATAACTGTTATTAGTTTTGCTTCTTCATTGCCTAATTTAAATAATTCATTTTGTATTTGTGTAAATGCCATTTGTATTTTACTTTTTTTTATTTGTTACCATCCATAAACTACACGTTTAATAGATGATGTTGATCGTTGTACAAATCGTGCGATCTGAGAGAATGAATATCCTTTTGATCTGTACTCTCTGATAATAGCTCTTTCAGCTTCAGTTACTCTTGTTCTTCCTTGTGGTGTTTCCATAATTTTTGTTTGTTTAAATTGTTTTTATACTTATTATATTGAACCATGTTCTATTGTTTCATATGGTTCTATAATATATATCTATATAAAAATGTAAAAAAGTCATGAAACAATAAATAGTTTGCTGGTATAAGTAGTATATCAACCGTTAAACATTTCCAAATGAAGCATTGATATATAGACTGACATATATTTTTAATGTATATGTGTTTTTATTTTATTTTACTTTTTTAATACCAGTGTTTCTTGATCGTTCACTGGTATTTTTTTGCTTACTAGTGAACAAAAAAGAACCCCTTACTAAAATGGCTTAAAGTAAGGGGTTCATGCCTAAAAATAATCGATAGAAATTATGAGAAACTACCGATAAGTTATATATCTTTTTTTATTATGCAACAGTTACAGAGTCAATCCAAATATAATCTGCAGTAATACCACTCGAAACAGCACATATATTTACAAATGAATCTAATAGAAAGGCAGCAGTACTTGCGTCTAATTGAGTATATGTAAAATCTTGCCAAGTCGTAGTCAATGCAATTGTTTGTGGTTTATAATTTGTAGTGATTGCAGTGTTTTGTGCAGTACCTGTTTGTGTTAAAGGTGTTAATAAACAAATAATAGCATTAGTAGAAGCACTAGCCTTTGCTCTTATAGTTATTGTTTTAGCAGCAGATGTTGTATTATAATACTGACTAATAGGCATTCTTGTCGGTTGGTTATTTATTGCATCTAATTTACTTAATCTTAATGAATTGGTTCCAGTATCAAACACAGAACTATCTGCAAATGCGATTCCTGTTGAACTATAAACTTGTTTATCACCTTCAATATCTTTAATATAACCAATAGCATTAGTAGAATAATAATTATATCCTGACCCAGCTAAAGAAAAATCTTCAATCTTTTTAGTATTTAATTTAATAATATTTGTCATAGCAGCATTTTGACCATTTGAAATTGCTAATTTATATCCAGATAGATTATTACCTGAAACTTGAATATCATTATTAATAACACAACTTGTTCCAACGAAACTAGAAAATAAAACAATATTTTCAGTAATACCACTGTTTTGTTGTGTTGCAATATAAAGATTATCTATAATCATAAATGAACCTAAACAAAGACCGTATGATTGTAAACCTGTACTGAACATACTTCTAGCATACCAATTATTACATTTAAGTAAAATGTTACTACTAGATGAAGGCGCTGCAGTATTAGCATACCATATATTTCCAAATTGTTGTTGAGGTGCATCATTTTCTATAGGATATTGACCTCCTAAAGTTTGAGTAAATGTTGAGTTAGTTAAATATAAATCTGGTAAAGCATATGAATGTACAGTTAATGGTGCAGCTCCATATGGCGAAGCGTTAGTAAAATATACAAATGCTAATGTTCCCATTAACCATCTTGATGTACCACCTCCAAAGCCTGTATTTAAATGTGATAACATAAATTTATCAAAATAAAGTGATCCATTTGCACCACCAGTTGGACCAGTGAATCCATTACCTGATTTAGCAGTCGCAGATGCTCCATGATAATTCATAACTGTCCATCCATCTTGTGCAGTAAAAGAATTAGTCCAACCACCTGTAATTTTAAAATTATCTTTACCACTAATAGTAACATTTTCAAAAGTAACGCTAGCAGTTGTAGTATAATAATGTTGTGTAGTTATTTTAGAGAATGATAATTCAACAAATGATGCTCTATTCCATGCACCATCTACTGTAATTTGTGTTGATGTAACTGTTTGAACTTTGTAGAAAAACTTTTGATCTCCAAATTCTGCATCATTTACTGTAATAATATCACCAGGAAATAATGTACCAGTTAAATCACTCGAAGTTATCCATGTTGTACTAGTAGATCCAACTGCTGTTACTGTTCCTGCTAATGCAGTAAAACCTGAACCAGCAGTTCTAATTTCATCACCATTAATACCAATAGTCATGGCTTTGTTAATAGTTTTATATGGTAATGCAATACTACCGTCTCCAGTACTATCATTACCTGTTAAATAATCTGTATGCCAAATTCCCATATTAATTTATTATTTTATTTGTTATGTATTCGATACAACTTTCTAAAGTATTTCTATATACTATTTCAATAACATTAGTTTCTAAATGTTTCTCGTAAACTTTATATGTTCCATCTTTTTCAACAATATCATATTGTATTGTGATTTCTTTATTGTGATCTGAGTAAATTATTTCCATTATTTAAGTTTTATGTTTATTCCATTTGTTATCCATTTTGATTCTCCTGCGCTAGATTCTGATAAAATAGTTTCTAATCCAAATGTTAACCAATTAGTTAATCCAGCAACTGGTGTTGGTGTTGGAGGTATTGGTGTTGGTGTTGGAGGTATTGGAGTCGGTGTTGGCGGAACTGGAGTCGGAGTAGGTGGTGCTACTGTAGCAGTTGGTGTTGGTGGTATTGGTGTTGGAGTAGGACCAGGAATTATAGAAAATGCCAAAGCCATCCAAAATGTTCCACCAGTTGGATATGTAATACCATAATAGTTTGCCAAAGCAATAGTCCAAGAACCATTTAAAGGTTCAGTAATACCAAAATGATTACATAAAGCAATTAACCAACTAGAATTAACTGGTTGAGTAATCCCTAAGTATTCACAATAAGCTTGGATGTAAGAACCATTTACAGGTTCAACCACATTACCATTAGATTGTGTGTATACGTATTGTGCAATTGCACTAGAAATGTCGTTATCAAAAGCCATATGTCTTTAAATATAAATTTAGTTTAAGTTGTCTACATTTTTAGATTTCAATAATCTATCAACTACATCCACAACCATTTGAGATCCGATATAAGCAGTTGATACTATTACCCAATCTCCTGATGTTAAGTTACCTGAGAAGAGTCCAAAAGATCCAACAGCAAATACTACTAGCTTTCGACTAACGTACTTGTTTATTATTTGATCTAGATTCTTTCTCATTTGATAGGTAAACTTTTAATTTTTTAATATTAATAGCAGTGCTCTTAGTTACACGTGCTACAGTCGGGATTACAATCTGTTCCGCAATCTTCATAAATCCAAAGGTTTCTATTGTTATAAGGTATATTAGTTTGAATTCCACTGAAATAACTAGTTCTAGCATTTCTTGGCATACCATTTCCAGACCATGTTAACCATTCTTGGAACATGTTTGGATGTTGGCGTAAGAATTCTCTCATTCTTTCATCGTAAAATTGAGCAGTTTCCATTGTAGCTTCTCTCAAATACTGTAATTCTTGTAGTGATGTTGGTTGAGTTTCTTCACTAGTACCATTTAAGATACCTTTTTCAACTAACTTATACTTTAAATTAGGCATAATCAAATACAATGCATATTGCATCAAAGTTGGTCCTACATAATCTTTAAGGAATGCTTCTTCATCTACTGTAAGATCATTAAGTTTTACACCTTCTTTAAGTCTATTAAAGAATCTGGTACCTAAACTATCTTGTACATAAATTTCTTGAGCATTTAGAATACTTGGCGTTAGGACATCAATTCGAATGTTTTTATCTAAAGCAGTCCATTGCTTCATTCTTTGTTCTGATACTAATAATACAGTTTCCATTATGCTTGTGGTATATTGTTAATGTTTTGATCTTCAGGAGCATTTGGTCCTTCAGCCTGTTCCATTGGTATTTCTATTAATTTATTAGGAATAACACAAATTCTTATATTATATCCAGCTAATTTAAGAATGTAACCAAAACTTGTTGTGATTTTCTTTCTTTTAGGTTCGATTACAGTACCTTCAAAGTGTGCGTAACTAACTTTAATTTCATCTGCATTAGAACTGAATCCCGCAGCATCCTTGATACCTAATAATAAAGGCGATGTAATTCTATGTGCAGTCAAAATACGTGAAGAGATGCGTTCTTCTAATGTTAGGTAATAACCATCATTAGCTGCAGTAATTGGAGTTACTTCTGGTGCTGTGTCAGCGTCTGAGAATGATAAAAAGAATCTACCAGCATTTTCTTCACCAGCATAAGTTTCTTGAATTTCTCTATAAACTTCTGATCTTTGTTCTGGTGTTGGTATACCATTTCTAAATGCAATGAATAAAGATGGTGCTAAACCATTTGTAATATTATTGACATGAAAACGACTGACTTTAGCATCAAGATTAATATCATTTAGAGCAGCAACATAAGCAGGTAGTGGATAATAGTCATTACCCGGTGTATACCCATAATAATAAAATATTTGAGACGCGTCATCACCTTTGTTTTCTGTTGGATCGAATGCTTTATATCTGGTTTCAGGATATTTTCTTAAATTAGCCCAATTGCTTGAGTAATAATAAGAATCAATAATATCATCTTCATTCATTTTACCAGATCTAACATTGTTAAATGGTAAGTGATATACTTCAGCAATAGCAGTTCTCTCTTTATTCCAGATCACATTTAAAGCATATCCTTGATACAATGAATAATCTAATACAATCTTTTCAAAGATATCATCAATAGTCTCGCCCTTAGTGTTTATGTACTCTTCACCAATTGTTTTGATACCTTCACCAAAGATACCATCTTTAATTGCATCAATAGCAGTGTGATGCATTGCTGAGCTATCATATAACTCAATTAATTTCTCTGGAAATAAGTTAAGTTCTCCGTAGAAAACATAATCTTTATTTCTAATTTCTTTAATTATTGGCAATGCTGGTGCAGCAAATGCACTACCTTTTACCGAATAAATATTCTTGTTGTCTTCTTTATTTTCCATATTTGATTTTAATAGTTTGGTCTATAATATACTTCGGATTCTCTATTTTCAGTTACAGTTCCAGAATTATATTCTAATATATTTATTCCACCTCCTGGCTCGCATATAATTTTAGCATAACCTTCTTCGAATATCTCAGTATTATTTGAAATAGTATAGTAATAGACACCATTTTTGTGTTCATCTTTGAAATTAATTCCAAAGTCTACTTCTAATTCAGTATATCTTGCATTTTGAGATATTAATAATGCTGGAAATGGTTCAGGTATCTTAGCATAACCACTAGTTAAAGTGAATACTAAGTCTCCAGTTATTTCTACATTATTAGAGTAAATCAATTTTAATTGTTGATCAATGTATACAGTCATTTAAATTGTGTATGTTTGTTATCTTTAAATATAAAAGACTAAGATGTTGTAATTTGAAACAGTTTTACGCAACTAGCATATAATAAATGTCTTTAGCCTCAAAGGTAGATTAGGTGGGACTAATATATACATTATGACAATATACGGTGAACACACAGCAGAAGAGATCTTACCAATTAATAGTGTTAAAGATCCTAGATTTCAAACATGGCTAAGAGAAATTCTTAAATTGGATTGGAATGGTTATGAATTATGGTTATACGGAGGAATATTAGAGAACAGAAAGACTGCAGATATTGATGGGTGTTTCATTGGAGCTCCAGATCCAACTCGAATAGAATATCTATTAGATAACATAGTAAGAATTAGTTTTGCATTAGGGATCTACCCAGACATTCAATATAATATTACTGGAGAGTTATATGATCCTCTTATTGATAAACAGAAAACTATTACATATGCATATTATAGACAATATCTAAACTATAAAGGAATGGAATTTAATAGAGGTCTACCAAAAGATGGCTTCTTTCAAAGAGAAATTAAATGGCCACATAGTAAAGAAAGTATAATGCCTCAACATCCAATTCAGATAATTTAAACTATTTAGAATATCTACATATAAAAATAAAAAATTATGACAACATATTATATTTACGAAGTACCAGGACATAAAATAGGAGCTACTATTAATTGGGATAAAAGATCTTTAGAAAATACTAGAATGTATAATATATCACCAATTATTGTAGAAACGATACAAGGTCCTAATACAGCAGAAATGTGGCAAATAGTAGGAGATCGTGAATGGGAATTAGCAAACAAACATGAATACAATAAAGGAGAACATTATAGAATTGCTAGAGAAAAAAGAATAAAAGCAAATTTAAAAGGTGCACGTTTAGGAGGTTTAGCAGGTAAAAATAAACCTAATAAACATTTAAGATCTTTAACAACAGATCAAATATTAGAGATTAAATCAAAATATATTCCTAAACTATATAATCAAGCCAGATTATCAAAAGAATATAATGTTACAGTTATGACTATATCTAATGTTTTAAACAATAAATTTTATAAAATAGAATAAAATGAAACTGTTTCCAATACCTCAGTATAATCAGTATAACTTTAAATAATTATAATGGAAACACAATTCAAATCAAAACCAACAGATCCTAAAGTACAAGCTTGGATCGATGCTGAACATGCAGCAACAATGTTACCTAACGCTATCAGCGATTTAACAGAAGCAGTAACAGAGTTAACAAATCAAAAATGTGACTTTACTGGATGGAACGTACCAGAATGTTTATCTAACATCTACTACGAAATGAAAAGAATGAATGATCTTAAAGAAAAAGAATTAGGATTGTAAAGATAAGGTCGAAAGACCTTTCTTTTTAATAATAAATATCAGAGTTTCTCGTAAGGCGGAGACTATACTCTAGATTGTCTCTACCTGTTTCCATTAGTTATAGAGATTATTTTGAGTTAGTTTCACATTACGCATAAAAAAAGCCACTAATTTCTTAGTGGCTTTCTAGTTTATTATCGTTTAAGATTACTCTACGATTGTACCTGTTACTGCGTACATCGGAGCTTTTTCCATTCCACCTACTACGATTTCGTATCCTGATCTATCTGCGTATGCAACACCTGATACAGAAGTACCTGAAGTCATAAATGCACCTCTTTCGATTCCGATTGACCAATATAAACCGTTGTTATCTTTTGCTACAACAACCATTGAAGTTGCTTCAGCCATTAATAAGATTTGGTTTCTTTTAGTTGCACTCATTTTATTGAATACCATTGTCAATTGTTGATCGTAAGTAACTGTACCATTCTCTTGTGTTGGAGTAATAGTTTCAGTTAATGAAGAAGTTTGTCTTGGAGTATCGAAAACGAAGAAATCAGCTGGAACTAATGGACTACCACCAACGTTGATCGCTGTGATTATACCTGCGGCTTCTGTGATAGATGTAACTGGTCCATTAGCGATAAATAATTTCTCTATACCACCTTGTGAATCGTTACAATCTAATGTAAAACCGGCTGTTAAATTGCTACATGCCATAATTGTCTTTGTTTATATTTTTATAAAGACTAGAGACCGAAGCCTCTAGCCTAATTTAATTGATTATGCTAATCCGTTAGTAGAGAATAAGTTAACTTCACCTACTCCAACTCCTAATCTCCAAGCAGCTCTAAATTTCATTACGTCAATACCTTGATCGTAGAAGAATACGAATGAATCTAATTCATCTTGTAGTCCAGTAGCAGCTATGATCATTTTAGATGGTCCAGCAAATACGTAGTTAGATCCAACTAATCCAGAAGACATTACGATTTTAACGTTAGTTCCAGGAAGGATCATCACTTCATTACCTTCAACTGAAGGGAAGTGGTATAAGTTTTGAGCTACTAAAGCTCTAACTAAAGTTCTGTAGTTAGCAGGAGAACATACCATGATCAAATCGTCTCTGTTGATTACAGCTTCGTCGATAGCGTCATAGATGTTTAATGCTTGTTCTACTGCATTTGATACAGTCCAAGCTGCTGGAGTACCAACTGCGATGTTAGCTCCGTTAGCTACAGTGATGATGTCTTTAAGACCATCAGTAGTTCCAAATCCATTGATTAAGAATCCTTCGTTGTATTTAGCCAATTTATCTACATAAGATTGAGTAATTACTTCTTCAAAAGGAATGAAATCATTACCAGTACCTGCATTCATAAATGCTGATTGGTATACATTTCTTAAGTCTTCTGGACATAATTCAGTTTTTGATTGCAATGACTCGATAGTTACTGGAACTTGAGTGTAAGTTACTTCACCATCTGAAGTCCAACCACAAGATAATGCAGAAACTGGTAAAGCTGCATCAACTAAGTTGATTGTAAAAGTACCACTTGTGAATCCTGTTCTCAAGTCTAAGTACTGTAATAAGTCTGTTTTTAATACAACTTTAGCAATTAAGTCTAAACTCAATTGGTCTGTATAAGCTGGTAAAGCGCTAGTGTTAAATCCTGCTGCCATAGTTAATTTGTTTGTTTTTTTATTATTTGATTATTGATTTACGTAAAGCAGCCAACTGAGTTAATCTAGCGTCTGATTTAGAATTTTTATCTGCTAATACTTCAGCAAATGTGTTTTTTACTTTAGATGCAGCTGGTTCAGCAGCCATCTTTTCAAAGCGTTGTGATAATGCTACTACTTCTTCTTTAAGTACTGCAATTTCTTCTGTGAAAGGAGCAATAAGTTCTGCGATTCCAGCTAAAAGATCTTGAGTTGCAACGATAGCTTCAGGAGCTACATCAACAGGAAGTGTTACATCTTCCATTGCTTCTTCAGCAACTTCAGGAGCTTCTTCAGCTACTGTAGATACTTCAGTTATTTCACCGTTAGCACCAACTGAGATGATTTTACCATCACTAGTTTCGTGTTTTCCTTCAGGAGCAAATGGATCTTCAGAAACTCCTTCTCCAGCTCTTACGAATAAGATAGCGCCAGGAACGAATTCACCTTCAGAATAAACTTGTGTACCATCTACTAATGTAGCTTCCGCGAAATTGAACTGAGCACCAAGCATAACTTTCAACTTTCTAATTACGTTTGTTACGTTCATATTTTTAAAATTTATTTTGTTTGTACAATCAATTGACTGTATGCTATTAAATATAGAATAGTTCAAAACTGACAAAAGTTAAACTTTATGTCTAACCTTTATATAATATTAAAGAAAATTAATATGGAGCCAAGAAAACTAAGCTTATTTCAAGCCGCAAAGATCAGAGAGTACTACGAAGCTGGCGCAACGCAGAATAGATTAGCCACAATGTATGGCGTTAGTAAACAAACTATCAAATCAATAGTACAAAGAAAAACGTATCAGCAAGGCGTTTAGTCTTGCTGATCTTTATTCTTATTAGCAGATCTAATCCTAATCACATTAAGTATAATACCTGACACAAGAAGTGCCACTGTTAATATTGCTTGTGCGTTAACTAAATACGCACCAATGCCTACGTAACCTACTAGGTTTGCTGCACTATCTTTCATTTGATCACCCATTTTTTGTTGTTGTTCGTTCTATAAACTGACCTGCAATTGAAAATCCATTCAGTTTACCTTCTTTGATTTGATTCCAAGTCTCTTCGTTATTTATTTTATATGACACATACCAATCACCTTTTGCTGGTTCAAATCCTAAAGCTACTGCTTTATCCATTTCAGGATCTTCTACGATCCATGATTCGATTAAAGTATTCTCTTCATTTGGATTCATACTGTGGTTTATATCTGTCATATGTTGTTTGTGTTCTTTTAAGAATTTCTCTGAAAGTTTTTTAACTGTTTCTGCTGTAAAGTATACGTGAAATATCTCTTTAGTTACCTCATCTTTACGAGGTATCATTTGCCATGGTCTCATTGCTGGACCAGTAATAACTCTTTGTTCTTCATCTGCTGCAAATGACCATTGTTTAGATAATCTTGCATTATTTCTTACATATCCAGTAGGACTAGGTTCTGAGCTGTTGTTAGACTCACCAGCCAATCCAGCTGCAGGTCCTTCAGATATTACTATGTTTCTACCACTATTAGATCTGAATACTCTAAGTTGCTCCCAATAATGAGTACAATTTACAGATCCTTTATAATCAAAAATACTATAGAAGTTAGTTCCACCAGGACCGAAGCCAAAGTTAACTCCGTCCATCATGTTAATTTCTGCTCTAGTGTAGATTTTACCTAATGCAAGTAATGCTTTACAAAAGTTTCTTTGTGCGCTAGGTCCAGTATATCTGTAACTAGGTTCTGGTACTTGTTGTGCACCACTATTAGATATTTGTGCGAGTACATCTAATGCATCGATACCTCTTAAGAATTCACCAACAGTTTCAAACTCTTCTTTAGCAAGACTTACAAATGTAGTATTAGCCATATCTAAAACTTCACCAACTTCTGGTCTTGAAGCCATTTCTAATACAGCATCTTGATATGCATCAAAGTCAGCTTTTTTTGGTTTTAGTCCATCTACTTCATCTACGTATTTTGGAAGTGCATCTGTGTTTGCTTCAAAACTACCATAACAAATAGCAGCAGCTTCATCTTGATCATAACCTTCTTTAATAAGTTGAGGTATGCAACGACCAATATAATCTTCTTCAGATTCACCGATGATTTTATCTACAAATTGATGTGCAGCGAATGCAGCCCAATTAACACCAATTGCTGGCGTCTCAACTAGTGACATAATTTCGATAGCAACATCGTCAAATTCCATGCCATCTACTTCTACTTGAAGTTCTACTATTTTATTGATTCTACTCATTTTATATTTATCTTATTATAATCTTGCCAGATCGGTTATCTTACGGTCAGCTTCTTGTTGATTGGTCATCTGACTAGAAACTACATATGCTTGTACCACAGTACCACCAGTGCTTCCTTGTTGGTTACCTAATGTTATTTGATTTTGTACTTGTTGTCCTTCTTGTGCAGCTCCTAAAGCAGCCGTAGGATTATAAGCAGGAATAGCGGGAACAGAAGGTACTGAACCAGCAGATCCACCACCACCTCCACCAGGTGTTTTAGTACTTAAGATCTTCTTAACATTCATAATACCTGCAGCCACAGCAACACCCGCAGCAATTGGAGCTAAAACAGGTCCAACGAATGGTACACCAACTACAGAAGCATAAGCTGCAGTAGCAGATGTATATGTTGA